TCCTCGACGTTACGAACATTCCATCTAAGTTTGAATGTTCGTCGAAGGAGAGATCCGTACCGCATACTATAGTTTTGAAATACTTCTACGCCGAGACGCATCATTGAATCTTCCAATTCATCAACTTCTTGCCATGCCGCAAAACACTCCTCTGATGTTCCCGAAACGTAACACTTTTCATCCGCCTCGTCGAGTGCTTCCGCGAACCTAAACTGAAGACGTGGGTTTTCGAACGTTTGAAACGCAATATTTACTTTTTTACTGTATGTACCTTCGAGAATGTTCTTACGTATTTGGTTACGTTTGTTTTCGGGGGACGGGGGAATTGAAGAAACTCTAATCATTTACTTTTTAACGGGGTATATCTTTAACACGTTAAAAAGTAGGTGTGATCCCAGCGGGGGTCGAACCCGCGACCTCGGCGTTGCGTTTGTGACACTAAAGTCACTTAGGTATACCTAGTAGTGTATAAGCACCGCGCTCTAACCAACTGAGCTATAGGATCATATCTATACATCAACCATAAACTTTAAGCCAAACACGACTTTTACTAACCGTAAAACGTATTCTTTGTATTCAATCATTCGCACTGTACTGTACTATATAATGTAAACTTTATACCCCACACGAAGGGTGAGACTCTAAATCTAGTGAGTGTCTCGGTGTTGGTAATTCTTTATCTGGTGTTTTTGGACGCGTCATCCATTTTTTTATAGCTTTTGATACACGCGAATCGTCTTGTTTAATTAGTTCACTATTTGAAATTATACTTAACCCGTTACACACGTCAGGTTTGTTTTCTTTATCCGGAAACGTTTCGTTAAACGCCTCTATCGTGTGCCCGGGTATATCGGGTGCTTCATCCAGTAATCTATCGTATTCTAAACGCACTTTATTCACAAAATCTAAAACGTCTTCGCGATATTTCGTTTCGAGTGATAATTCCATATCAATGTTCCTATAGAATTTTGAGTATTGGACGGACATGACCGAGTGTGCTTCCATCATACGCGAAGAATTGTTAAACTTTGATATTGATGTAAGTATACCCGCAATAACATTCAAAAACGCGAAAAAATATTGAAAAATAACAATTTTTTGTTTCTGCTCGGTCGACATGTTTTGATCATTAGGACTTAAAACCGCAAAACCACCGACACCCGTAATACTTGATATGATTATACACGGGTATGATAACCAATCGTTCTGTTTCTTATAAAACATACGCGCGTGATTGTGTAACCATCTGTATCCGGCAGCTTTTTCGGCCCATCGGATTAGGAGCTGTTCTTGTTTTGGACACCAATGATGTTGTTCTGGTATGTCTTCTCCCATTACTCTTTCTTAGAAAATAAATAGGCATACTCACGAGCCTGTGTATCAACAATCTCGTTCTTTTCGTTTCCATTGTGTGCCTTGACCCACTTTATATCAACAATCTCAATTTTACGCAATAGGTATAACATGTGTATCCATAAATCCTTATTCTTTACGGGTTCACCTTTACTCGTTTTCCAACCGTTACGTTCCCAATTCTTCGACCACTCGAGTAACCCCATTTTTACGTAGTTACTATCTGTATATACAGTTACGGTATCGTGTCCTAATTCTATACACTTCTCGAGTGCTTTTACGACCGCGGTCATTTCCATTATATTGTTTGTGGTTACCTTAGCACCACCTCGACCTATAAAGTCGTCTATAATATATGCCCAACCACCGGGACCAGGGTTTCCCAGACAACTTCCGTCTGTGTAGACGTCTATCATACTTACTAGTATATACGATAAAATCTTTATATTTCAACAACGTTTTCTCGTTTATATGGGAATAAATAATAATAACATTTAACCACCGGATTAAACAGTACACATGGACCAAACACAGTTCCAAAAATTATTAAGAATATATAAATAGCTTCCATTAACCTAAGATATACTTAAAATTTTAAGTATTTATACTATAAAACATGTTCCACCAAGATTGGGATGAAGTTACCATACACGGTAAAAGTGTTACTAAAGAAAAAGAAAAGGAAAAATACGTCAAGTTCATGGGTCAAGAGATCAAATTACCTAAACGGAGTCAATATTCAGGTAAATCACCGGAACAAAAACTTGACGAAACTGAGTTAGGGACGCACAAAAAAGTCAGTAAAGAAACGGGTTTAACAATCCAACGGGCGCGTGTCGCAAAAAAGTACACGCAAAAAGATCTTGCTAATCTCATAAACGTATCTTCAGACATAATTTCGTCGTATGAATTGGGTAAATCAATTCCGGACCCTAAAATCATGCAAAAACTGCGTCGTGTTTTGGGCGTTAAACTCTAATCAGTATTAATATGTCACAACCAATAGGTAAACGAATACAACTTTTACGTATACAAAGAAGTCACGCACAAGTTGAGCTTGCACACAGAATAGGCGAAACGTTAGATACTATAAACATGATCGAAACGGGTAAACTTGATCCGAACTGGTACATACTCGAAAAAATACAAAAGTATTTTAAGGTTAAACTTTAAAATTTGGTCTAAATTTTAAAATCTAAATTTTATTTGTATATATTTTTTAAATTTTATTTATTTGCTAGTAAACGTTTAATACACGCTTAGTTGGAGAAGGCGAGGCCACCCATACCGGATTGCACACGGAGAACGTTGTAGTTGACCGCGAACATTTGGAGGGCGAGAGCCGCACGGTCACCAATGGCATTGCAAGTAACCGACATTTGCGCATTGTCGATTCTGGAGAAGTTACACGTACCAGTTGGTTGATGTTCTTCTGGCTTGAGCGCGAAGGAGTACGAGTAGACACCCGCACATGGCGAACCGGTGTGGTGGGCAAATGGTTGCACTTGGTTAAAGTACTTAGCGGATTGCTCCTTGAATCTGTCTTGACCGTTGAGGACCAACTTGGCATCTTTCAGCGCACCAACCTTTTCTTCAACGTAATCCTCCGAACCCCCGAGGTCACCGGTGATGAACTGTGGGGCACCAGACGAAGAAGTTGTGACCGTAGCGCAATTAGAATCAGCCAATTGACCCGAAGCAATTTTAATCTTCGCCGCATCCGTCGAGGTACCAAGGTTCCACAAGTTGGATTGAGTGGAAACACCGTCAGTGACACACCAGACCAATTCCTTGACTGGGTGATTGTAGGACAATCTGACTTGCTTAGTACCAGACGCCTCCAAGGCATCGGTACCAGTGTGTTGAACTTGCTCGATCAAGTATTCGTGACCCTTTTGCGCGAATCGTCTACGCTCTTCAGTGTCGAGGTACATGTAGTTACCCCACACCTTCAATCCAGTCACGTGGGTGTCAAACTCAGAGGACAAGTCAATGTCGATTCTGACTTCATGGTATTGCAAAGCAATCAATGGCAAGGCCAATCCTGGGTTTCTATTGAAGAAGAAGATGAGTGGCAAGTAAACCTTTGAGGCAGTGTCGGTGACTGGGTTAGTCGTCATCTTAGCGTAATTGAGCTTGGACCCTTCGTTCAAGTACAATTCAGAGTACAATCTCCACCATCTTTGGTAGTGCTTGTCAATTCTTTGACCACCAATGGACAATTCCGCAGTCGAGACAATACGCTCGGCGACAAAGTTAGAATCCACATCGGCACCAGAAAAGTTATTCAAAGAATTAAGCGTAGTCGCTTCGAGGAACATGTCACCGATCAAATCACCGTTTCTGGCGACCGTGATGGAGACGCGACCCGAGGACCCGGCCGTACCGTTCATAGTTTGTTCGATGGTTTCCATCGCAAAGTTTGTGTGGCGTTTGTAAACCGCCTGGAAAAAAGTGACTTTTGGGTTACCAGTCAAGTAGACATCTTGGGCGCCGTAGGCGACGAGTTGCATGAGACCACCGGCCATTTTGTTTGTTTTGTACTATAGCATGAGATTTTTTTTTCAAGTAATTTCGCGAAAAAACTCGATTTGATTTTTCCTGATGTATATAAATGTCTAACGAACCTGTACCAGAACTTGAAAATGTCGACGAAGAAAGTGTCGACGAAACTATTGAAATTGAATCTGGATCCGAATCCGAAACTGGATCGAATATTGAAGAAGATGAACTATCTACAGTCGGAGGCGAACTCCCAGATGTCGATGAATTAGAAGGTGTTATTTATGACGATTCCGATATAGATTCTGAATTTGAAGATAATAGTCTCGATAGATTAGGTAACCTTTTAAGTTCAGTTCTTGTAAACGAAGAAGGTGAAACTGTATGTTCGGCACTGGTAAATATATCGAGACAACTCGAAGTTCAGAACAAAATTATGATAAAGTTGTTAAGTCAATTACAAAAACAGGTATAAAAAAATAGTAAGTAATAATTATAAATGAACTCGGATACCTTATACATTAGTCCGGATGCAGACCATGAAGAAGCCTTCTATAGAGATATGGCCAATCAAATAGACAATCTCAATCCAGAACAATTAATAAGGATGTTAAAACATGAAGAAAAACAACTTGGTTTATCTCCTGATAAAAATAATATAGAACTCGTCACGTTAAGTCCAGTTGAACTCGCCTATAATATATTCTTTACCGAAAGCGAACTCGATCCTGAAACAAAACAGCCAAAATACGTTGATATGAAAGCAAAATCAAACATGTATAGACAAATTTTAGAAAAAATGGGACGGTACTTTAATCGCGGTAAATTGTTAGGTATACTTTCAAGTGACGAAGGTAACACGGATGATTTGAGTGTATCTTTTAGACTAAGTCGTCTGACCGATCACGTGTGTGACACTTGGAATATCGTTTTAAGTACGAACCGTGTGCATGATAGACGTAATAACCCAACAATGGTACCTCTTGAAATTAGTACAAACCCGTCACTTTTTAGATGTTCTATGCCCGATTTTGACGAACTCAACGTTTTCCAAAAAACGGTACTTGCTATTCTCGATTCCCTTTATAAAAATAATACTAGGCGTTACAAGGGATATACATGTCGACAAATTAAAACGCTTGATGGTTACGATACAAAGGCTTGGCAACAAGAGGAAGAGATTAAACCGTTTGTTCATAGAATTGCTGGTAAAGAAGAATGGTTTGAGTTATGGAAAGATTTAACATCGTCTAACGGTACTGCTATGTTTTCGCAAATTATAAAACATTTGACAGATTGTAACGACATGCAATTTCCCGAAATAAAGAAAAACAGACGTGTATGGTCATTTAAAAATGGTATTTTTATTGGTTCGATTTGGTCAGATACTACAGGGTTGTGGCATACTGCTTTTTACCCGTACACTTCAAAAGAAGCCGCGTCGTTAGATCCAACGCTTGTAAGCTGTAAATACTTTGATATAGAATTTGAAGATTTCAGTAAACTTGATAAATGGGAAGATATACCTACACCTTATTTCGATAGTGTTCTAAAGTATCAAGATTACGAAGAAGATGTTATGAAATGGATGTACATCCTAGGAGGTCGTTTATGTTTCGAACTAAATGAACTCGATAAGTGGCAAGTTATACCTTTCTTGAAGGGTATAGCACGTTCAGGAAAGTCGACTCTAATTACAAAAGTGTTTCGTAAATTTTACGAAGTTGATGATATTAAAACTCTTTCTAACAATGTTGAAAAAAAATTCGGTTTATCATCTATCCATGATGCGTTAATGTATATTGCACCTGAAATTAAAGGTGATTTACAGCTAGAACAAGCGGAGTTTCAATCGATCGTTTCGGGTGAAGAAGTTTCTATAGCAGTAAAATGCGAGAAAGCTAAAAATTTTGTATGGAAAGTACCCGGTATTTTGGGAGGTAATGAAGTACCACAATGGAAAGATAAATCGGGAAGTATTCTTCGTCGTCTCGTTACGTTTCATTTTGGTAAACAAGTTCGTGAAAGTGATACTGATCCCACTCTTGATTCGAAATTAGAATTAGAAATGCCAAAAATTATTCAAAAATGTTTACGTGGGTATTTGGAATATGCGCAAAAATATCAGGATCAAGATATATGGAATGTTTTACCAAGTTACTTTTTTAAAGTCCGGGAACAAATAGCTGCAGCTACGAACCCATTGGAAAAATACTTACAAAGAGACGATCTTATAACCATAAATCGGAATGTAAAATTTCCATTAGACTTATTTAGGTCTAAACTCAAGGATTTCTGTAGAGAAGAGAGTATTCAGATGCCAAATTTTAATCAGGATTTTTATGGTGGTTCGTTCTACGTGCGTGATATCGAAGTAAAGAAAGAGAAAAATGATTATTGGATTATAAATAATCCCGAAAAATTAGACCGACCGGTCAATTTTAAAGACAAATATGTGGTCTATGGTGCAGCACCAATCGTACAAGAAAATGAAAAGGGATACGATGTCTCACATTATTTTTTTAATTGATTAAAAATCTCAGACTAGTATAAGTATGGATCCTCGACAATTCGTTAGAAATTCCAATGTGGAAATTAAACGTTCAAATACACTCGTTTCCACACAGTCGAAAAACGTGCCTGTTTTTACAGAACTACGTGTAGGTAAATTTAGACCGGGTATATACAACGGTGTCGTGAATAGATTATTTACAAAAGACGAATCGCGTCTCGATATCAAAGATATTCTAAAACAAAAACCAAAAGGACATGCACCAATAACAGGTGGAATAACCGTAGATGTTAATGAAATAAAAGGTATATACGGAAGATTTCAAACTGGTGCTATACACACTAAAGATTTTGGTTTAAAAGGTGATTTAAATAAAAATTTCTCTTCTGCACAATTTACCGGGTACGTTATGGACGGTGTCGAAAAAAAGAATTTCAGCTTTAACATATATAAAAATGGAAAAATTCGTTTTTCTGGTGGGTTTCTAGGTTCGAAAAATCTTAAAAAACAACCCGAATCCTTGCAAAAATATATAATAGATACGTACACACAAAAGCAGGGTTTTTTGTACAATGATATATTTTATAATAATATAGGAGGTCAATTTTTAACAAATACAAATTTTCAATTATCTAAAATGACCCAAGATTTTCGACAAATGCGTATATGGGGAGTTTCTTTTATAGAATACGAACCTGAAATTTCCCCATTTCTTTATTTAAAATATAAGGAACATGCTTTTATCTTTACAACAAAAACAGGTAAGGCGGGATCGGGTATTGTTCAAATACAAGGTGAATCTAACCCCGATGATCTTGAACGTGCGTATTCCTTTGGTGTAGAACTTGTAAAAAAATTACACGATAATGGGTATACTTTAGGTTTGGTTAACAAAAATGTTAACGCGGGTAAAAAAATACTCCAAAAACTTAAAACAGGGGCTTCGACGTGTCCTAAGAATAGACGACCACCATGTAACGAAGGGTTTGAAGTTAGGAAGAATCCACAAGGGTATGATTGTTGTTTCAAAAAACCAAAACGAAAACCCACGAAAAAAAGTAAAGTACAAAATACAAAAAATACAAAAATAACATAAGATA